CTATAAGGTTAATCCTTTTGGATCTGTTACACAATATGATGAGTGCATTTGCATTAAGTTCGGTTTGACATAAAATCGGGTTTTTCCGCTTCCTGAACCACCGATTACAAGTACATTCTTATTTCTTGCATACTTTGGATTTGCCGGTCTGCCATTCATTGTCAGTCTTTCGGTTTGTGTAAGCAAAATATTATTTTGAAACTTTTCATCCATATATGGCTCTATATCTTTTTTAGTTCCCCATCTGGCTGAACCATACTCTTTTCCCTGTCTAAACTTTTTAGCATTTTTACCTTTGGTATAGACAATAAATTTAATCAGTACAGCCACTCCGACTCCTATGATTACATCCACCGGATGAATACTTGGAAGAAAACTCATGGTATTAAGCTCTAATATTCCCTGAAAGATTTTATCTATGACATCACCACCGGTATAGCTTCTCACATGATGAGCAAAGATGTTTCCTAAATAGAAAAATGCAAGATAGGGAATGTTTTGCTTTAGAAACTTTGCCTTATCCTGCACCTTAAATAAGCCTTTGATGTCTTTTAATATTTTATCTATCATAGGCTCTGCTCCTTTTGTTTATTCTTGACTTTATCTTTGGAAACAGAGTTCTTAGCCATTTCCTTGAATTTCTCAATATTCTTGTGAATAGATTCTTTCCTTTCCGTTTTCTTTTCAGACTGTGCTAATGCGTGCTTAAAGGCTTTATCCATAACCTTCATATCTTTGGCTTGAAAAAATACTGAATATTTTCCTGTTTCCTTATCCTTCATCACTGAAAACTTTACGCCATACCGATTAAGTTCTTTTTTCAGTTCCTTAAGCTCCGCTTCTTCAACAGGAATTTCTTCAAGCTGACCTTTCTTTACCATATCTTTGAGCTTTACTTCACTGCCTTCAGCATTAACTAATTTTCCTAATCCTCCATATTGCTTTGATCGTTGATGTAATTTATTGATATTATTTAATATCTCCTGATAGGTTGCTTTTAAAACATTTATTTCAATATTTACTACTCTATTTGCAATTTCCTCATTTATCATCAAAGTCCTCCTTCCCTCATATCATAACTAACAAGTGCAGTATAATAGGCATCCATATTGCTCGGTGCATTATACGCTGCTGTTAAAATAAATGCTCTAACATTTCTTATTTTAGCTTCGTTCTCTGATAAAGCATTTACAAGATACTCCATGTGTGATGAATCTAAACTCCTAAATCTCTCTTGAACGATATATGCAGGTAACTTTGTTTGATTGATAGTAACTGTATCATCTGCATTTAATATCATTACATCAGCTAAAACTTTAATAATTTCATCATATGTTCGTGCAATAATCTTATTTCCTAATTCCATGTGTTCGTTATATCCTGTACTTTCTCTAAGTTCTTCTAAACAGGATTTATATGATTTTATTTTTTTATTCCCTCCCTCCAATCCGTCCCTCATATACAAGTCCTCATATTTATGGATGGGTAGGTGGGAGGAATTCTCTGAAGAAATATATGAAGTATTCTCTGATGAATTATTTGTAGTAATCTCTGGTAATGGTTCATGCAATCTGCCATAATGCATTGGTGGATTTTCATCAAATGCATCAATGCTATATGCGTCATTGCATTGGTGGATTTTGCACTCTTCCATTAGTGCATTTTGCCCTAATGCATTGTGCATAGTATTTCGACTTTCTTTCTCTAAAATTTTTCTTTCATGCTCCAGTTTTTTCTTATTCAACTCAAGATATAGTTCTTCCAATTTTTCATCATTTATCGTGTACCATTTTGTTTTATCTCTTGGATCTTTATTATAGTTTCCTATCAAAAGATACCCCGCCTTTTCGAGCTTAGCAAAAGTTCTTTTTACTGTATCAACACTCATATAGTCGAAGTCTTTTTCTTGCCATGCTCTTATAGAATTGTATGTCCAATATTTCTCGTCATGATAGTTTTTACCAGACTTCTTATTTATCTCAATCCAATAGTTTATCTGTTGCAATACTAAGGCTTCATTTAACCCTAATGCTCTTGCCAATGCTTTATTTGCGATAATAGGCTGTTCATCAAATAAATACATACTCACATCATCTTCCTCCTTTCTTTTTTGATTTTTAGCATGAAAAAAGGCGATAGTATTTTATCTATCACCTCATTAGTTTCTTTATATTTCTTTCAATCTATCTCTTGCAAATTCAATGTATGCTGTAACCCATAATGCAATTTTAGGTAGTCCATAGGGACTTATCAAAAATGCTATTACCAGTGCTTGAATAAAGGTAGTTGCGTCTTTTTGTATAAGTGCTGCAAGTGAACCTAATACCACTAAGAACGATAATATTCCTAAAATCATTCCACTAACACTGATTATGAATTTTAGAAAAGAAATTAGTATTGATAGAAGTAATATTATTGGAAATAAAATTATCTTTAATATCCACCTCATATAATACATCTCCTTTCTCTTAAATCATCTTAAAATGCCTTAACGCATCCACGATAGCTTCTTCTTTCTCAGGTGTACATTGTGGAATAACTTGTTTTTCTTTTTTTGACTTATTATAATTTTCTCTCAACTCTATTCCACATTTCTTTTTAATCTGGGCAATATAGAGTGCTGAAACTTTCAAACCAAATTTTTCTAATATATATTCCTTAATCTGAGCATAAGTAGCTTTGCTCTCCGCACTTGTCAAATCAAGTTCATCCAGCTCTACTTCAACACTTATATGCTTATCGACATTAAGTTTGGACAATAATGCTACCGTCTCAACATGTGCTGATAGGGATTACCTATATTATGGAACGAATTGAAATTACAAGTTGTTAAGATGATATTATGGAACAAAATACTTGTATTACGCTCGCCATTTTTCCATAATAACTAAACTGGATGTACACTAGCCATCAGACCATGAGCTATAAAACATCTGTCATTTTGAAAGCCTGAAACCATTCTATAGGCAACTGCCCAAAGTAAATAATCACCTATACCAATTACTTTTATTTTATTGTAAAACTCATACTCGCTAATTTTTCTTCTTGAATCAATCGGATGTGTAAGAAACTCACTTTGCAAAAAACTCCATGATGCGCCACCCAAAACTAAATCAGCATGAGAATCAATATGAACAACGTCAAAAGGATCTGAAAGCATTTTACTATTAATAAGTTCTTTCCAAAATATCAGTGCCTAATTATGACCGGTCACCATTCTTCCTGGAATTTTGTGATTTTTTGATAATCCTAAATTTTGTTCTAAAAATTGTCGAACTTCCTCTTCAGTCCATACTGAATCCCCATAGTACTCTTCATCAAGTCTTACTTCACAAGAAAATGGAGTACTTGCTATTTCAGTCATAAAATAATCCATATCTAAATCCAAGACTCTCATATCAACACCTCCTATAAATTAGACAACTTTCGAAAATTGCTATTGTTTACGCAATAACAATGTATTAGAATGCAAATCAACCGATACCACTTTAAATCCTGCTGCTAGGATGGCATTCGGCATTGTATGGGTTGGTGATGGAGTCCAGTATGCAGAATAGTTGTATGCTGACTTACAAAGGTTGCAACCAATAATGGCTTCAATATCAGTAAAGGTCAATGTCAGTTCGGTTTTCCCACAGTTTTCAAGATACTGATTCAACTTTGAAAACTTATCTTTTTCCTTCGGTTCTTCGTCCATTTCACCGACCTGCACAAGTGCATTACTAAGTTCATCACATTTATCAATCATCCAGGCAAAGTATTCTTCCTGCTTTGATGGATTGAACACATCGGCTTCACGCTTATAGATGATGCGTTTTGCCTCACTACCTTCACGGCTGGAATACCAGTCAAGCTTGTTTCCAAAGATTTCTTCAATCTTGTTCTTCTTACTTTCGAGTCTTTCAAACGCTTCTTTATTATAAACATAAATCAGTAAGGATAAATACTTACTGCGTGTAACGGTATAAGAAAGATGGTAATCAGAACCATTCACAGGAATATCATACCAATTCTGTGCCAATGGTTTACGAAGAGCAATGTCAGTATCTCTGCCTTCTTCCTTACAGTATTCTACAAAGCTTGACCAAAATTTAAGTTGAAGCTCCCCTAAATCGCCTACGGGCTTAGAAGGTTGTTTTCCTTTGCTTGATGAATCAGCAGGTTTTTCCGATTCTTCTGATAGCGGGGCTGGGACAGCCCTGCCATCATTTACCCATGTAACATAGATGAGTTTATTCATCTGTTCTGAAGTAAAACTAAACTTCCATCTGTTTTCCATGAACTCCAGAAGTTTCTTGCTTCTCTGATAAATCCGGTCTGCTGTCCAGTCAGATTCCTTGGCAACCTCAATTTCAGAATGCGATCCATTCTGATAACCTCTTCGGCCACCGTTCTTGGATGTTTTCTTATCCTCAAAACTATCATTCTGCAATGCTGAATTGATACTCTGTGAAAGAGGAAGTAGGTTTCCAAGAGTGCAGGACAATAATTCGATTTCCTCGCCGCTAAACTGTCTAAATTGATTACGCCAATAGAACCTTGACGGAGTCTGCGGAAGAATATGCTCAATAGAAACTTTGTCCTTTTCAGTCTTTGTAAACATCTCCCAACTCACCTTATCCAGGTTGTTTTTCTTTGCAAGCTGGTACTCATACTCATATAAGAAGTACTTGATAGAATTCCAGTAATAGAAACCGCCCTTGTTATCGAAGTGCTTTTCTATCTTGGTTATAAAGTTCGGAAGTGCATATTCGATATTGGCATCCGTAGTTTCATTGATATCATTGATTAAATCATCAATGTCCATTTCCTTGAGGTAAATGCTGCGTGATGCACGATAATACTCACTGCTTCTGAATGTGGCATTAAAATATCCAAGACGGAAACAAATAAAGATAAATCTCTCAACGGCTGTATACAGTTCAATCCTCTTTTCCGGCTTCAAGTCTCTTCGGCTGATAACAGCCATAATCAATGGTCTGAAATGTCCAATGCCGATGCGGTTCAAACGATCCACCCATACCTTTTCATCATCGGAAAGGTTCTCACTCTGGAATGGAAAGAAAGTATCATACCAGTACTTTGCCATATTTTTCAGACTGTTTGCATAGTCAAGGATTTCTCCATGTTCAAGTTTGGAAACCTCAACAGTTTCTACTTCACCAGATTCATCTTCAATGTCAGTATCCGAATCATAGTCCGTATCACTAACAACCGTCAAGGAGTCATCGGCAACAGCCACCGTTTTCTTTTCAAAAATATTCTTGGCAGAGAACTTGCTCAAAAGGAAATGAATATAGTCATCACCTTTTCTTCTGGAGTAAGCGAAATACACAATCCAATGTGCCCTCAAAAAATCATCATCCGAGAGCGGAGTCTTCTCATTTCTGCCAAGCTGGAAGTACACTTCCTTCCAGGTATCATTAATCTGTTTACGCAGATTCTCTTTATCCATCTTATCGAACTTACTTTCCGGATAAAGAGTTGTCAGGTAAATTAGTCGGTTCTTCAATAATTCCAGGTTTGTGAGTTTCTTACCACGGTTATTCATGGTTTCAAATGCTACAAACACATCGTAATCATCATCGATTTCATGAATGTTAAACATTAGCCTCTGCGTCAGTTTGAGGTATAATTCATTGATTCCATCCATGCCTTCGCTCTCATAGAGGGCGGTCAGATTCTCTCTAAAGAAGTTCTTGGCAAACTTCAGATTTCTTGTGTAGTACGTTTCATTAACGGTCCCGGAATAAGGCTCATTAAAAATTTTGTACTGTAAATAGTCAGAACTAGGGTTGTCCACCTCATAACCGAACAGGTATGTAGTTATCTGCTTATTCGGCGGTCTATGTTGACAAATATATTTGGCAACTACATCTTCCAACGTTTCATATCCCAGCACAATATCCCGGTCGGATAAACCTCCATTCGCTTTTAATATTCTGGAATACTCCACGATTTCATTTAAAAGAATAACAAAAGTTGTCAGTCTCTGCTGTCCATCAACAATATGACAGGGCTTGAATCCTTTTGATTCCATCCAAAGATCACTACCCCACGATGTTGTTTCAGAAGATTTCAGATTCTTAAGAGACAATAAACCTGTATAGTGATATCTTCCTTCTTGAAGATTTACTAAATCATCCCAAAAATCAGTAAGCTGTGACTGCTGCCAAGCATAGCCTCTCTGATAATCCGGAATTCTGAAAAGTCTGTTTTGAAAAAGTAAAGAAAGCGGCTGTAGTTCATTTGCCATTATTTAGTCCTCCTATCCTTTTATCATTCATTAAATTAGTTTTATTATACCACGAAACAACAAAAAAACTGCAACCTTTCGGCCACAGTCACTTACAAATCTACCTCAGTCCCCTCTAAGAATTTTACACTTATCTGCCCATCTTCTGAAATTGTAATACTGTCCAATACCTGACACATCTCATACGAATCGAATTCCCAGGATGGCTTGTTTATCACTTCAGCCAACTTTGTACTATAATGCTTTTCTAGCGGACGATTTTCTTCTAGAATCTTATTCCACTTCCCATGCAACAGATCCACGTTCTCACTCAATAGTTCTACAGCCATTACTACGGCTTTCTCTAACGTTTCTTCATCAATATGGTTATTCTGACAGCCAATCTGTCCTTTGACCCTATATCGATTGTTACATTGCCAAACCTTGCGTTTACCTCGACTGGTGGTCCAGTTCTTTCGACCAAAGGCTGAACCACATTCTTTACAGAACACCTTAGTTGTAAAAGGGTTATCGTCATTTTGCATGATATAGGACTTGAGCTGATGCTCCTCTCGGTAGGCTTTCCTCCTTGCCAATTCCAACTGTACTAATTCCCAAGTGTCTTTGTCAATAATAGCTTCATGGCTATTTTCTACATAGTATTGGTTAACTTGACCATCATTGGCAATCCGTTTCTTAGTCAAAAAATCAACTGTAAAAGTCTTTTGTAATAAGGCATCACCCTTATACTTTTCATTTTGAAGCATTTTCTGTATTGCGCTTGGATACCAATTTGCCTTTCCTGTCCAACCAGGTATTTCATTGTCATTCAAATACTTAGCAATGGATTCAGGACTATACCCCTCTAAGAATTTCTCATATATGTATTTTACAGTTTCAGCTTGCTGAGGGTTAATGATAAGCCTACCATTCTCATCCTTGTCATAACCCATGAACTTTGTGGTATTCACCCGAACTTCCCCACGTTCAAACTTCTTACGAATTCCCCACGTCGCATTCTCTGAGATAGAGCGTGACTCATCCTGTGCTAAGGAAGAAAGGATTGTAAGGAGAACTTCACCTTTGGAATCCAGGCTGTCAATATTCTCCTTTTCAAAAGTCACACCAACACCCAGTTCTTTCAGCTCTCGGACGTATTTGATACAATCAAGGGTGTTTCTGGCAAAGCGACTGATCGACTTGACCAAAATCCTATCCACCTTACCAGCCTTACAATCTTGTATCAAGCGATTAAAAGCATCGCGTTTTTTGGTATTGGTTGCTGAGATGCCCTCATCCGCATAGATGTCAACTAACTCATAGTCCTCGTGTTTAGAGATAAACTCTCGGTAATAATTAACTTGGTTTTCATAACTTGATAGCTGCTCTTCTTGGTCGGTGGACACTCGGCAATATGCGGCTACTTTGATTTTCTTCCTGTCCTGATGAAGAACACTGGTCTGCACTTTCTTGGCCGGTATAACTGTAATACTTTTCCCCATTTCTATCCCTTTCTATTACTGTAACAGGTGAGGTTATCTCCCAATTTGAAATATCTACTTCTGGCACTCGCATCCCCTGACAAGTTACTTTGCCTTCTTTTATGTATTTGGAACAGCACCAAACAATTTTTTTCTTGTAAGAAACTTGTCTCTTTAGAGTCGAACCACAATGCTGACACTTTAATAACCCCGTAAATTTATAGGTTTTGTTTCTACCTTGTTGCCATCTTCTACTGTTTAGTTTGCCCTGGACTGTTTGCCAATCCTCCATGGAAATAATAGCTTCATGATTATCCTCTATAAAGTATTGTTCGAGTTCACCCTGATTCAATTTTTTAGGACCATTCACACCATCGTGAAAATACTTCTGCATTAAGACCGAACCATTGTATTTTTCATTGCTTAACATTTGACGGATTGTGCTGTCATGCCATTTAGCACCTGTAACCGTCGCAACTCCCTTTTCATTTAACAGTTTGGCAATACGATGAGTACCATACCCTTCAAGGTAAAGTGCAAATATTTGCCTGACTATCAAAGCTTCTTCTGGATTGATAATCAACTCACCATTCTCGTCTAAATCGTATCCTAAGAATCGCTTGGTGTTAATGACTAGCTCACCTCGTTGGAACTTCTTTTGAAATGCCCAACGTTGATTGCCACTCATACTCCTCAACTCGTCCTCAGCAATACTCGCTAATACTGAAAGCATCACTTCCCCTTCACTTGAAAGGGTATGAATGTTTTGTTCCTCAAAGAATATGTCTACTCCTATTGCCTTCAGTTCACGACTAATTTCAAGAACTGTAACCGTGTTTCTGGCAAAGCGGGCAATCGACTTGGTATGAATAACATCAATCATACCTTTACGACAATTTTCAATCATGGCTTGAAAATTTGGACGATTATCCTTAGAACCAGATATACCTTTGTCATGATAAACACCTACAAAATCAATATCGTCTCTATTGGAATACAGGTTTTCAAAATACTGTTTCTGATTTTCTAACGATTCTAACTGACTTCCATTAGTCGTCGAAACTCGAATGTAGGCACAGATCCTCTGCTTGTGTTTTTGATTATTGACTCTAATCTTTTTTACGGACATTTACTCTCCTTCCTATGTAATGGCACACTATATATCACTCTAAAGGGAAAATTAGTCAAGTTATCAGACAAACTAATTCGACCTGATAAATTTATGCCATAGTTCATGGAATACAAATATTCCTCCTACCTTACTAGGTAGGTTTGGGAGTAATTTTTCCGCACTTTTTGAAAAAAAGTCAAAAAAATAAAGCCTGATGTTTCCACCAGGCTTAAGACTTAATTATGAAATTCTAAACCAACCTACTACTTTTCCAAGTTTAACTGTTCCAGTAGAATCATAGAGTGAGCCATTCGCCATCCATTGCCGTTTCACACGACGTGTAATTCCACCGCCACCAATTTCTAATTGGTCATTGATACCGTTCTTATTATGGTCAGAATATCCATCAATATTCTGTTCCACACCATCAATACTTTTTCCATCAGAATCTGTCACACAGACACCAATATGACCATATACCAAACCATCCGTCTGAATGACATAAAAATCACCTGCTTTAGGATTCACACCCCAAGCATCGTAGATTACTTGGAAACCATTTGATTTTGCTTTCTTCAAACAATCAATTGCATTAGTATAGGACATATTCTTGTCCGTCAACTCTTGCACAATCTTATCCACCAAGGTGACACACTGCCCACCGTAAGGGTTAGATGGAACGGTCACCTTTTGACCGACCTTAGATAATGCTGACGCAACCACACGACTGGCAATACTGGTTGGAATAGCGGTTGTTGTCCTTGAAGCTGCATTGACCTTTAGAGTTTGTCCAATTCTTAAAATATCCGCCTTCTTCAAGCCATTTACCGCAAGAAGGGCATCAACTGTTAAACCAAACTTCCGAGCGATTCCATAATATGTATCGCCTTTCTGTGCTTGATAGGTCTGCTCACTATGACCTTTGGTTGTTCCTTCTACATCCTGCTCAAGCACCCATGACTTGATTCCATCAAGTAGATAAGCTCTCTTACTGTTTGACTGGTGAACATTCTTCACTTGGAGGATTTTGTAGGTGCGCCCTTTGACCCAGTTGGCGATTTTCTGACCAGTCTGATAATGAGTCGCATGAGGCAACACCCTAAGACTATCACCAACAAGATAGATTGATTTTGAAGGAGTTCCTGAACTCCCAACAGTTGAACTGGGGGGCGAGGGAACTATTGTCTTGACTTCAACTCCTATTATTGCTGACACAAGACCTTTCGCAATTTCCTCTTTCTTGTTCTCAAAAATCACCATGTCTTCTTCATTATCGATGAAGGCAATCTCCACCAAACGATAGGTATATCCACGACTCGCTGCTTGGTTGGCATTATAGAGCCAATCTACCTTCTTAATACCACGATTTTGAAAGTATCGTGAAAGGAGAGATAGGATAGCCATATCTTCCTTGTCTGCTTCTAAAGAAGATTGAATCAAGACTTCTGTACCTTTGGCATTACCATTAAAGGCATTGAAGTGCAATTCAGTAATCGAGTCGTATCCCTTACCAATACTAGTAATACTCTGATAATCATAAACATTTTGTTCGGTAATAAAATCAATCTGTTGTCCACTGTACTTAGACATTAACTTGGCTAATTCTCGAACCTTTCCTGCTTCTGTGATGCCTAGTTTGGCATTCACTGCTCCAGGATCATAGCCTGTTCGCCCTTGCCCATGACCACAAATGACTAGATGTTTTCCCATATCTTCTCACCTCTCGTTGATTTGTTTTAAAATTGCTTGTAGTTTCTCAGGTATTGGTAGACCAATTCGAACGGTATTTTCTAAGATACTTAACCCCTCATTACTGAGATAAAAGAAAATGACCATGGTTCGAATTGTTCCACCCTGCTTAATGATTGCAGTATCAACCATATGACCTAATGAAACTAAAAATAAAATGGCTATCTTTTTAAAGATCCCACGAAAACCAATACTACTTGACAACTGTTTCTCTACAACTGCCGCAAAAATTCCTGTTAGATAGTCAATAATAATGAAGACCAGTAGGGCATACAGGATACCATCCAACTCTCCAAATAGACTACCAATCAAGCCACCAATCATAGAGAATAAAATCTTATTAAGTGTTAACAATTCCTTCATCGGTCACCTCACTTTCTACTGAACCTTCCTGCACAATGGTAGGGTCTGACCAATCTGGTTGACCGTTCTCATCAAACCGCATCAGATAGAAACAATCATGGAACAGATCAGAAAGGTTCAGTGTTAATGTGGTACTGCCCCACTGATTAAATGCCCAAACTGTTTCTGTAGTAACTAACTGGCGCTTTCCATTTTTAATGGCAGGTCGCCTTACTTCTTCAAGATACATGTAAAAATCCTGCTCAGCTGTCTTACATCGGATGAACTCTCCATTCTTACGCATGTAGGCAAGAGCTGTCTCCAAATCAAATGGTTCTGTTACTTTGTCAATATTGAGTAGTGCCATAATCGCTATTCTCCTTTCCCTTCTTCAGGTTTTGTCTGAACTTCTAACAACTCAGTCAATTCCTGTTTTTCTTTCCGCAATTGACTAAGTTCCTCATCCCTCTCCACCAATTGGATTGCGATGAGATTCTTAGCGGTAATTTCATCAGAGAGCTTTGTGACAAGCTCCTGAATAGTTAGTTTTAATGATTGGTTGATTTGTTCTAGATTCATCTGTGAACTCCTTTATTTAATCGTATCCCATGTCAAGATGACGTCACCTCGACCTGTGATGTTTACTAAGTGTTTAAAATTGTGATTGAATTGATGAAGTACGTCCTTCAAGCTGACATAGGTTGTCCCATTTCGATAGATGCGGATATCTCCGATATTCAAAATTGAACTTGGTCGGTCAGAGGCTTTATAAGCATCAATACTCAGTCGATTAGGCAACGTTACTATTTCCCAACCATCTGGATTGGTATATGGAGCACTGGCCAAACGTACTTTATCGCCTACCACATCAATTTGGTCGGTATCTGTACCGTTCCATGCTCGAATTCCTACAAAACCACCGTCATTGGCATTCCAGTTGTTCCATCGATTGGAACCGATAATGGTTACACCACATGGCTTACCATTTGATGTTCCTGTTTCAAATGAAACCCACTGGTGAGGATAACCACTAACCTCACGAGAAATGGATGGAGAGTTTGTAAAGAACTTGATGTTTCCAAGTGACAGATTGATTTTCATGGCTCCGTTGATTGCTGACAAGATTCCGCCAGAAATGTTGTTGGCAGATAGGGTTACTGCCTGCACTTGGTTTATAAAGGCTGATTTGGCAAATAACTGCTTGAGATAGGCTTCTGTAGCCATAAACTTGGTAAAGAATGCTTGGTCAACCTTTAATTTATCCGCAGTGATTGCTTCTGCTCCAATTCGAGCTGCAGAGATAATACCTGTCGTAATCTTTCCTGCATCAAGACTGGCAATCTTACCGCTCGCAATCACTCCATCTTGGATATAGGTTGTGCCTGTAATTTGGACGAGTTTTCCATCGATTTTGACGGACCCATCCTTATTGAGGTTAAGTTGACTCAAAACTGTGCCTGCACCGGTCAAATTTCGAACCGACCACGACCCTGCAAGAGTTGAAACTTGAGTTTGAATGGCATTGACGGTAGCCGTTGTCGCTCGACTTGTTTCTAGATTGCCAACTCGTGTCACAATCCCAGTAGCCGTTTGAACAACCTGACTGATTTGATTGGTGTGATCTCCTATTGTTCGAGTGTGACTGCTTACAGTATCCCGCACTTCATGAAAGGCGGTTACTGTCGTATAGTCGTCTAATGACGGTGTCCAGTAGTCTGGAAAGATATCACCAGTTGTTACCATTAAGGCTCTCACATGAAACTTACCAGTCTTAACACCATCAACTCTGACTTGAAGATCAAATCCTTTAGTGTGTTGGTACATCTCTTGAGTGACGGTGGCGGTCAGTTTAATCAAGCGATAGTTGTTACCCGTTGTCAGATTGCTACTCCATTTATTATAGAAAGGGTGATACAAATTCCAGTTGGTCCATGTCCAAACATTTTGACTATCCAAGATTGGACCTTGAAGTTTCATAGTACGAGTCGTTACAGCAGGGTCAAAGGTAATCTCATCCGCTGAGACATGAACATATAAATGAACTTTTGATCCAACATAAATTCCACTACTATCCCCAAATTGCACTCTTCCTAATGATGCTATCCAGTTACTATTGGCATTTATCGTCTGATAAGCACTCCATCTATCCGAAGTACCAGCTATCAAGTTGCGATGCGAAACTGAGGTAGGGATTCTGCTTTCCGTTTGACTGATTCGTTGAGTAAAACTATCAGAGGTGGTTCTAACCAAATTCTGCACACTGGTTGTCGTCGCATAGGGTTGTAGTGAACTGCTGGTTAGATAACCACGACCCATAATATTTGAATCGACCTGTGACTTAGTTTGGTAGCCTTTAGAGTTAATGGCAGATTCAACTTGAGTACTTGTTAGTCGTTGTTCAATTTGCCCAGCCTGTGTACGTATAGTGGATTCTGCACTTGCTACTCGACCAGTCAAGTTATTAAAATCCGTCTTTGCGACTTTCTGTGAAATGGCATCATTGGCAATCCGTAAGTCTGCCTTTGTTTGAGTAATCTGACTTGCATTTGTATTGGCCTTAGCCAAGGCATTGTCAGCGGTTGTTTTGACCCCTTCAAGAACGGTCTTATCAGCCTTAAGCAAAATAGATTGTTGTGTTTGTTGGATGGATGTAGTATGTCCCTCAACTGTTCGTTTCAAGCTATTGAAATCCGTTTGACTAATCTTTGAGGATACATCCGAAACTAATTGTCGAATCTGGGTTTCACTACTTGAAATCCTGCCACTTGCCTCGGTTAATCTTGTAGAAACCTGCTCTACACCAGAAGCTGTTTGAGTGATGAGTGTCCGTTGGGTGGTCAATTCACCAGCTATATCTGATGGACTTTCCGAATAACCTGTGTCCAGTGAGCTTTTTGCGACTTTCAATCCTGCTACATAGAATTTATTACCATTTGGGATTGTGCTTGAATTGTACTCCGTTCGAAATTGGAGTGAACCATCAGATATGACATGAACTGTTTTCCAGTAGCGTTTCCAGTCACTTGTAACGGATATAATATCGTCCGATTCCCTCACTCTTGCGACTGGAGCACGATAAACACTCGAACCAGTCCAAATCGATGAGACCTTTATGGAGGAGAGAGGTTGATTTGCTTTGGCATAAAAGCTAAAAGTAATGATATCTCCTGCTTTCACAACAATATTCTGATGACTTCCGTTAAACCCTGCTTGGGTTGAACGAACAACCAGTCCTCTGAAATTCTCTGTTTCGGTAGACCAGTTGTTTCCTAAATGCCAGGCATTTCCTCTATTCGACCAATCACGAGTACCAGTCATCAAATTTAGGCCATCTAGGCTAGTTGGAATTTTCGCATCCACCTGACTGATTTCAGTTGTTATGCGATTCCCCAATTGCATAATAGACGACTCGGCAGTTTCGATTCTCTGTTTCGCTTGGTTAAAATCACTGGTTTTAACACGCTGGGAAATTTGCTCTGCCTGTACTTGAATCATGGATTCAGCACCGGTTACTCGACCAGTCAGACTATCCACCAGTTGCTTACTTGCAAGAAGTTTTATATCTTCCTTGGTTTGTGACAGATTGGTACTGACAGTTACCAACTGTCCACTCAACAGTGATTTTGCTACATCAACCAATCGACTGACTTCAGCGATAGCTTGTGATTTAGCTGTCGCAATCTTTGTCTCTGTCTGACTACGCTCCGTTGAAGTCAATCGGTTAGCTTCATTAATGGCATCAAGCTTGGCTTGTTCTGCTCTCTTGAGGGCTTCAGTCGCCCCAGTTTGAGCCTGTTCTGCCTTCAGTTTGGCTTCTGTGGCTAGGTTGGTGTTTACCCCAGCCTTTGCCAATAAATCACGAGTTGTGCGTTGCTGCTCCTCTTCCTGTTGTCGCATCTGTTGGTGAATAGTTGAAAGTTCACTATCAATGCTGGCCTTTAATCGATCCGCATAAACCTCCCCATGACTTTGAGCCTGTTCGATAGCGTTATCGATGGCTACTTGACGTTTCTCAAATTCCGCTTCAAAGGCTCTGTTGGCATTCTCAAGAGCAATTTCAATGGCAACATCCTCACTCCGCCTATTCCCATCAAGGAGATTATTTGCTAGTGTACCTAAGCTACCGCCAGTTTTACCTGTTCCGATACTTGCCTTATCATCAAATGTGATAGAGCGGTAATTCTTTGCTAAAGGATCATAATCATAGGCGATGGCTTTCTTCCTCACATCAATGCCGTGTAGCTTGCTTTTTAAAGTCACTGTATCGCCTAGATGAACCGTTTGACCATCTAACTCAAATGCCTCAATGATGATGGCATCTTTTGGTTTATCAATTCCCTCTAAGCGAAACTTGCTACTAGCCCACTCTATTAACTCTTGACGAGTTCTGACGCTATTATTTGTATAGGTCACTTCATTGATGAAAGGATAGAAGTTAATCAACGGACTATCTACAGTGACTTGAAGTACAGTCTCCCTATCCTGCCCCTCTTGTTTGAAGCTTGAAGTGGCATGAATACGAGTGATAATCTGTGAACTTTCTTTGGTTCGTTGATACTTTTTCAAATTGTAGTGAGTAGAGATAACAACTCCACGGTCTTGTCCTCGCTCACTTTTAATTGATAGGGCAAGGTTATCTCGAACCAATTCTCCCTCCCAAGTTCCAAGGATAGAGTGTTTACCATCCAGTAGTGTGGAGTAAAGCGTCTGTTCCTTGTCTGTTGTATAGGTTCTGTTCTTGACAATATCACTTGTAAAAGAAAAATCTCCCAGTGGAGACTTGCTCGCCATGACTAGAGAAGAGAGAGCTGTTGCACAGGCAACTTGTTCACAAGAAAAAGGAGAAACAATTCTAGTCATGACATCATCTGATATATGATAAGCTGTCACTTCTAGAGTTGAATCACCTTCAATAATTTTCTTGATCCGAAACAACTGGTGTCCTAATACTGGTACTGGACTTCGAACCAAATAATCCTCTTTAAGCTCACGATACAAACCACTATCCGTAATTGGATAGGTAAAGGTCAAAACAAAATCCCCATTCAAGGTTTCCTTGACACTTGCCTTAATGGTTTCAGGAAGTGGTTTTCCATGCCATTTTGCCGTTCGAACAGTTTTGTCCAATAATGATAACACTAAGCCCACCCCCAATTCATTTCTATTGTTAATGATATGATGCCAGCACCTAAGACAACTCCAACCGAGTCATTTCTGGCCGCATCAATGGAAATAAAATCGCCAGACCATTTTACAGGCTGACCTCTTTGTGTCTTAAAACTTGGCTGACTAGGATTATTATCCATAATGAGTGTTTCTTGTAATCGCTCCAAGAGGATGACATCATCCCCAATCGTAAAGCTAGTTTCACTAGTCGAGCTGCCACTTATGGTAATCTTCGGAAAAGCAATGGCTGAACCTTGACTTCTCAAAGTACCACTAGTCCTAAACACCTGCGAGGTCGTCGTTTTGAACCACTTGGTTGGGTGACAAGAAAATGTAACCTTAAACTCATACACCCCCAGCTTATCCTTTTGAACTGGAGTATGGTGTACCTTGTAACACCAAAAGCGTATGGTCTTGAAACTAGCGTTCTCAAGCCAAAATCCTTCTTTCAAAAATAGCTTCAAAAAGGATAATAACTGTTCTTCACTAGGTTTTACAAGATAGAGGGTGTAGCTCAGTTCCATGACACTTCTGCGAGGATTGGTTTGAAGAACCGCTCCTGACAGGCCTTGGTGTTCTATCAATTGCGTCTTACTTTCACTTACTGTGATTGAAGGACTATCTTCCACGATTACCTTAAAAGGAAAACTAGACGTGGATACTTCACCAATGGTTAATGCATTATGTCTAATCATGGTTTCACTCCTCTCAATCCTTGTTGACGTTCTAATTCATACACTAGTTTCTCTCCAACCATCTCCGCAAGTCGGTGAAGGTCAGTCTCTTCTCTTACTGTGTTACCTGTAATAGTGATGTGAATGGTTGGTAGATTGCTTGTCATGGTCTTTGAGATTCCTCGACCAATTGCACCCAAGGTTTGATCATTCAAAGGCAACACCGCTTCTTTTCCTGCTTCACCACCAACCATCAGGCTATTGCCATTCATTCCAAATGCAGTGGGCTTGGTTAAAATTCCACCTTTGGCATACCAATCAATGGAGATTCTCGGAATACCGCCCTTCAACCAATCGAGTGGATTGGCAGAACCTGATACTCGAAAATGAGGAAGGGGAATATGTGGCCATCTGATTTGGAAGTTAAAAAGATTTTTAATGGCATTGATGGCATTACTCACGGCATCTCTTGCACCATTGATAGCACTTGAAATGGTATTTTTCACACCGTTCCAAACAGATGAAACTGTATTGGATATCCCATTCAGAATATTGGATACGGTACTACCGATACCATTCCATATGGTTGATACTGTTGAACCAATCGCAGACATAACACTAGAAATTGTCGACTGAATAGCTGACCAGATAGATGAAATAACAGAACTAATGGCAGATAGTACATTTGAGATGGTATACTTGATACCTGTCCAAGCAGTTGAGATGTACTGGGCGATGAAATTGAGGGCTAAGGAAATAAGGGACTTGATGCCCTCCCATGCTATCGACAAGACCTGTTTGATGGTTTCCCAAGCGCCAGTCCAATCACCAGTGATAACCTGCATGACTGCCTTGATGATACCAAGTACCACATTGATAGCAGTCTCGACCACAATCTTTATCGTCTCCCAAGCGGCTGTGATGATGAGTTTGATATTCTCCCAACTTGCTTGGATGAGCGGTCCAAGAATAGTCATCACCGTTTGAATAACCGTAGTGATGGCATTCCAAACCGTGGTTGCAGCATTTAAAATCAATTGCTGGTTTTCAGCCCACCATGTGGTTAGCGTTCCCCAGATGGACATAACAAAACTAGAAATCTGCTGGATAATCATGGACAGAAAGGCATAGATACTATTCCAGATTTCCGTCACAGCCGTTCGAAAGCCTTCGTGATTCGTCCAGAGTTCTTTTAACCCAACAATCAGTAAGGTAATGGCAGCTACAATACCAACAATAATCCCCACAATCGGCAAAAATGCCGTTATCATTCCAACAACGGTTGTCCCCATAGCGGCTGCCGCAACCTGTAAGCCCAAGAAAATAGGAAGTAACATACCTACCACAGCTAAAATACCTGTGAAGATAATGACGACTTCCTTGATGGGACTAGATAAGTTGGTAAACCAAGTCGCTAGTTGACTAATAATGTCTGCCAAACTTTGGAAGACTGGAATAAGCATCTCCAGAATCGGTTGACCGATTGCTGCTAAAGCATTAGTTCCAGACTGTCTTAGGTTACCCAGAACATTTTCCAGTCCGTCTGATTCCCTTGCAGCTTGTCCCAAGGCTCCAGAGAGTTCATTGCCGTCCTCTACCATTTGAAGGAGGGTTAACTGCTTCTGGGCTTCTGATAGTTCATTGAAGGACTTTCCATAGAGCTTGTTCGCCGCTGCATTACGAGTGGTTTCTGTCGCAGAAATACCTAGAGCTGCGTCATTTTCATAGTTACCTTTGAGGAAGGACTGCAGGTTTTCGGTGACTTCTTCGATGGATTTGTCGTAAAATGCTGCCCCATCTGCCGCTGCTCTGGTGGCACGAGTGGTCAGATCCAAAGCCTGAGCCGTATCCATCCCAGAGGTTTTGGCAAAGGAAGCCATCTGAGTGAAGGAGCCTTGAAGACGCTCTGGAACAATGTCCATCTCTTCCCCAATCTTATTGAGGGCATCCTTAGCAGCATTCTCCATATCCCCAAATACGGTGGAGAATTGGGCATTGCTGGCTTGAAGTTGAGCTGCCGCAGACATGGACTCTGTTCCGACTTCGAAGATTTTCTGAGAGATGTCTGCTAGCTTCTCACTGGTCGCTTGAAGCGCCTCAGCCCGAATGGTGTCAGACATGGCTTTCATGCCATCTTGAGCACCATCAGCAGAGGATTTGGTCTCATCCATCTCGTTGTTCAGGTTATTGAGAGCGGTCTTTGCTTGGTTCAACTCAGCTTCCATCTTATTGGCTTCAATGGAATTCTCACCATATTCACCCTTTGTCAGAGCTAGTTGCTTTTCGAGATTGGAAATTTGTTTAGAAACAATTTCTGACTGTGCTCCAATCTTTTGTTGGGCTATGGCATTACGTTCTGCTTCGGAACTATTGGATGACAAAGCACTTTCTTGTAACTCAAATTGAGACGTGACCTTGTTCATCTCACTTGCTAACTGCCCCTGCTCCACTTGAAGTTTATCTAATTGTTGAGCCGCTGAACTACTAGCTTGACCGTGGTTCTCAAGTGTTGATGACACATCAGCTAACTTAGTTTCATAGGTCGTTAGCAGCCTTTGAGTAGTTTCCACCTCACGTTGAAAGGCACGGTACTGGTCTGCCCCAATGTCCCCAGCCTTAAATTGAGCTTCCACCTGTGATTGGGCTTGACGGAGCGTTGCTAATTTTTCTTTGGTTGTCTCGACTTGTTTTGCCAAGACTTCCTGCTTTTGCGTCAGAAGAGTGACATTGCCTGTATCAAACTTGAGAGCCTTATCAATCTGTCTTAATTCTTTGGTAGCTTCAGATGCTTGCTTGTTTACACCCTTTAGGGCATCTTGTAAAGGTTGGGTATCGCCACCAATTTCAATCGTAATTCCCTTGATGTTTCCAGCCATAGTCCCTCCTTTCTACCATCAGAAATTATCAAAATCAGCTTGAGTTGCTCGACGTGTTTGAGAAGTTTCTCGAGTACGTATCTCCACATAGTCCGTTTGGTAGTCAAGTGCCATCCCAATAGAGATATGTTTTAAATCGTCAATGGTCAGACCAGTCTCCTTACAACAGGAGAAATAACTCTCTACTGTGAAGATTTCTTCACTCGCTGTTTCTGTTTCATCTGCTTTTTTCTAGTGGACATCCCTTGGTTCAACATATTCATCAAGACAGGGGCAATATCCTGCACTGGGAATTCTTCCATCTCCAAATAAAAATCCACAAATGTTTTCACTCGTGGATTGGCTGACTTCGCAAAGACCCAAAAGATTCGGTGGAAAAATGTCATGTCGAAATCAGACAGAATTGAAACATCAATATGATGTGCCTGTAATTCTTCTCCATCTTCTAACTGGTCAAGTTTTGCCAAGATTGCTTGACTATTGACCATAGAGAATAAATCTTGAAAATAGTCCTTGCCAAATTGCTCTTTATAAGCGATTGGTGTGTAGGCATTGGTTGCTAACTCGTAGGTCGTGCCTGCTATGGTAATACTTTCTCTCATTGCCTTCTCCCTTACCTACGAGGTTCAAAAACTGCCTTGAACCAGTTTTCACGAATCTCATCGCTCGTTTCCTCCGTTGTACGTCTACGTACAACCTTATCAAGTGGGCGAGGGCTGGCAGTAAAGGTCAACTCTACCTCATTGATATCTGAACCAGACTTGGTTTTTGAACCAACAGTCGGACGAGATGCGTAACAATAATACAAAACGTGTAATGTTTCTTTTTTATCCCCTTCGAAACGGAACATCAACGCAAAATTTTTCTTTTCGCTGTTTGCGATTTCTGAAATGGTATTTGTCGTCGCATCCAACTGCTCTCCGAGGACTCGAGTCAAAAATTCCTGCGTTAGAAGAGCAACTTTTAGTGTTCCTTCGTACCCATCGTTTGACTCCGTTGTATAAAAATTGATATTGTCTGCCTTATAAGAACCCTTGTCTCCTGTTGGTTCAAGGGTTAATTCTGCAGCACCACGAAGTCGTTCTACATTGCCGTATGTCAATGTACCATCAGAACCTTCGCTTGTAACTTCTGCCCAATGGACATCTTGTAGTCCAAAGGTGACCTTATTCTTTTCAGCCATATTATCCTCCATGTAATGTGATGTAATAGGTTATTTGGTAGAGTTTCTCTGATGAGATATAGGTCTCTACTTTTTCAAAATAAATAAGGTGGCTGTCAAATAATGACTCCACCTTTTGTTCAGTTGCTAAATCTTTCTTAGTGGTATAGAGTTCCAATTGCAGATTATTTTGCTTATGATAAGTCCAATTGTCTGCACCATGATTATCTGAATCAGTGACCAAATAAACCATATACGGTGGTCTTGGATGAATCCCTTCCTCAAAATGATGGTATGCAAGAGGAAACTGTAATTCATTGAGAAGGGTGTACAATTCGCTCAGTAACATGTCATATCACACTCGCTTTCTCAGCTTTTCTTCTAAGGATTGTATCGCTTGTTTCTCAACAGGTGCGATATGCTTAATTCCCTCAACTCGCCCACCAGAGCTCTTGACATGACCATTTTCTAACAGATGCGTCAGGCCTGGCGTTCGATTATGAATGGTCTTGGTTAGACCTGTACTGGTATCAATCGTTGCTTTACTCTTCCACCCTTTGGCATAGGATCCACTCTTTCTCGGTGACGTTGCTTTCAAGGTTTCAATGGATTCATCTGTGACTTCCTCTACAACTTCACGCATCACCTCTGCGGTATCCTTTACATACTCAGCTAGCTCATTTGCGATGGCAGTTTCTAGTGCATCTAGTTCAATTCTAGTCATAACTCTCCTCCCTAATGGCGACGATGTAAATCAGTTGCCTTGGCACTGTATCTCCATTAATAGACTCAATCTCATAGGTTTGACCACGAAATTGAATGTGAGTCGTTAAAGAATGAAGTCCAAGAATTGCCTTTTCATACCTGAGGGTGAACTGGACTTTCTCTTGTTCCAGTTTCGTCACACTCCCATCCCTTTCGGTCAAGGTGAGAGGACGACAAGAGCACCACCGGTCAAATAAAGGTATCCATGTCGAAGTTTCATTGCCAATCTCATCTTGAACAATCTGTCGAATCTGAAATGACAAGCGTTCTCTCAAGGGTGCAATCTTCATCAGAACACATCCTTTCGTTCAGCCAGCAGCAAATGATAGAGAGTCTCTTTCAACTCCTTATGATTGGCATCTTCTCTGTGTTCATAAAGATAGGCAACCCCATATAGGATTGCCGTCTTTAGAACATCTGAATACGTTGATTGACGCAGAATATCTTCACAGAGTTGTTTACTGGTTTCAAGCAACTGCTCAATCAGCCCATCCTCATCCTCATGTTCCACTTTAAGATACTGTTTTGCTTCTGCTAAACTAACCATGACTACTTAGCCTTCACTGTTAGTGTCTTCACTGCTTCAGGTAGGACTAACTTGCCATCAACACGTTGTGAAGCAAGAAAACCAATCTGTCCATTATTGGCATACAGTTCATTCAGACGTTTGAAGGTACGTCCCTGACGGTCCGCAATCCAATAATATGAGAAATCACCAAATGCAATGGCCTTGTTTCCTGCTTCAGGAAGTGGGGCAAAGGTTGATGTATAGTATGGACGATTTAGAATCAAATCTGGTTGTCCAGCTTGAGTGGATGGCTGCCAAATGTAATTGCCATTATTGTCCTTGAGTTTACGGATAGCTTTGACAGTCGTATCATGTAAAATCCAAACTGCATTCTTACGATATGGTGCTGGTAGAGAATGATACAGTTCAATCATGTCATCAAAGGTAATATCCTTTGTAGCAGTCGTTGGACCTGTAACTTCTGCCTGAGTAAAGATACCTGTCGGTTTCTTAGAACCATCCCCAATCAAGAATGCCTTTTCTTCTTCCGTTCCAATTCGACGAGCAAATTCAGCTGTCATATAGGATTCAAGGTCAAAGACTGAATCGTTTAGCAACTCTTCTGAAATGCGAATTGCAGTACCAATCTTATGAGAGTCGAGTGTCACCTGACCAAAGGTTTCTTCTGTTTCGGGATATAAACCATTTTCATCCATCCATGAGGCTGAACCATGTCCAGTCACAACAGGAATCTTTCGCTCACCACTAGATGTTTTGATAACAGTCGCAAGGCTACGGAAGAAATTCTCTTCTTGTAATCCTTGAACTAGTTTCTTCTCATACTCATCTGGAACCAGATGACCACCTTCGGTATCTTCCCCAACTCGAAGGACGTCTTTGACATCAAAGAAGTGACGCTTACGGACACTTGTCCAAAAGGTCTTGGCATAGCTATCTGAAGCCACACCCTTCTTTTCCTCTTCAGTAGTCTTGTCATTCAGAACTGTAGTGGGCTGCCCAATTAAAGCCTGTGAGGCTGGTTGAGCAAGTTCAAGGTCAATCTTTTCTTGTCGCTCCAACCGAGCAATTTCTTGATTATAGAGGTTGATTTTTGCTTCCATGTCATCATAGCGTTTGGAATCTTCCTCAGATACAAGTCCATCTTCTGTTCGAACAGAATCAAGGAAGGTTTTTGCTTGTTGCCAAGCTTGGTTACGTTTTTCTTTCAATTCAAGTAATTTAGACATCAGTTCATATTCCTTTCGTTATTTGAGCAAATTCAATCGTTTTTCCAACTGATTGATAGGGATTGTTTTCTTTGGTTGTTGGACTCCAAGTTTCGCCTGCATTTTGACAAGTAAATCTTGTTGGGCAGCAGTTTGACTGAAAGAATAACTCTCAGTCTCCATTCCATGTTCCTCTTGTTTGTCAAAGAGAATCTTGTCCGCAAAGCCTAGTTCAACAGCCTTTTTGGCATTGAACCACGACTCCGAATCCATTAGATGCGAGAGTTTGGTTCTTGAAAGTCCTGTTCTTAGTTCATAGGCATTGATGATGGATTCCTTAATTTCTCCCAACATTTCAATGACCTTCTGCATATCCTTGGCTTCACCTTGTGCCACAGTCCAAGGGTTGTGAATCATCATCATGGCAACTGGACTCATAGAAACCGTTGTACCTGCCATGGCAATGACACTAGCAGCACTTGCGGCTAAGCCATCAATCATTACATGGACATCACCTTTGTAATCCATCAGCATGTTATAGATTTGAGCAGCCGCAAAAACATCACCCCCTGGACTATTAATCCAGAGGGTGATATTTCCATTTCCTGCATGTAAATCATTTTTAAATACTTGTGGCGTGACTTCATCGCCAAACCACGTCTCATCCGCAATCTGTCCTTCAATACGAAGTGTTCGACCACTATCATCTTCTGTAAAATTCCAAAACTTATGCATCTATATCCTCCTCAGCTTGAGTTTCTTGTTCTACCGGTGCTTGTTTCATAAACCCACCTGCATCCTTCAGTTTCGTCATGTTTCCGTTTATCAAGTAGAGATTGCCACCCTCCTCATCTGAAAGTAGGTTTAAGTCCTCAAGTTCACGAATATCATTCGTCGACAGCCAGCCATTTTGTCTACCAATCGCATAGCCGTTCATCCGACTCTGATAATCGCCACGAAGAAGACCATCTACATTGAACTTCACAAAGTAGGTTTTCTTTTCCTCAGGTAAAAAAAGAGACCTCTTGAAAGCCTGTTCGAGACGGACTACCCAAGGGTCTAAGGTATATTTAACAAATTCTAGAGATTGTTGCTCAATGTTTGAAAATGAGGATTTCTCCAAATCGCCAACCATATGAGGTGGAATCCGGTAGAGCCTTGCAATTTCATTGATTTGGAATTTTCTAGTTTGGAGAAACTGGGCTTCTTCTGGTGGAATGCCTACTTGAGTGTATTTCATCCCTTCCTCAAGAACTGCCACTTTATGGGCATTGGTTACCCCATTATAGACTGCATTCCATGAATCTCTCACTCGTTTGGGATCTTTGAGAATCCCTGGATGTTCCAAAACGCCACCTGGATTTGCACCATTCTTAAAGAATGAAGCTCCATAGTTTTCTGTAGCCAAGGTCATACCGATAGCATTTTTGGCAAGGGCAATTGGTGAATAACCGATCAAGCCATCAAAACCCAGACCAGGAACATGAAGGACATCTTCTGCTTTCAAAATAGCATCTCCCTTTTCCTTAAAGTTTGGATTTTCTTCTGACTGACGCTTGTATTTGTAATAGAGCTTACCACTTTCGTCTCGATGAACAGACATCTTATCTGGTAAAAGTGGGTAAAGACTGATAACTTGTCCACTCCGATCTCGAATAATCTGGACATAGGCATTACCCCATATCAATAGATGGGTCATCAAGGTTTCTCTAAAGACAAAGGATGACATCTCAGGGTTAGGTTCATCATGTAAGAGAAAATAAAGGGGATGTTCCACCTTTTTCTCTTTTCCAGTTGCCGTTCTCTCATAAACATGAATGGGTAGTGAAGCTACTGCTTCTGCTAAGATACGGACACAAGCATAGACAGCTGTCGTCTGCATAGCTTTAAACTCATCCACATTCTCCCCACTGGTCGTTCGTCCAAACAGATATGAAAAGTCCTGACCTTCATAACTATTATGTGGTTTATCTCTAGCACGCTTACGTCCCAGTAAATCTAGTAGTCCCATACTTCCTCCTTTTGAGTACGAAAAAAGCACCTCAATTGAAGTGCTTATCGTTTATTCTTAGATGGTTTTCATCTTTCCTTCTTCAAGAAGATACCAAGTTCAATCACTTTCTTGAAGTTATATCCTCATTAAGAAAAGTTTTAATGATTCCGAATGTATTCTAAAATTGCATCATAATCTAATTCTGATGAAGCTACTCCAAGTCCTAGCTTCACTATTTCATCATCAGTCTGATTTAACACGATGCCATTTAATTCTAGGAAAATAATCATGACAAAAACTCCAATTCGCTTGTTCCCATCAAGGAAGGCATGATTATTAACTAGCGAATAACAAAGTCTAGCAGCCTTTTCTTCAATACTTGGATACTTCTCAACACCAAAATATGTACTAAAAGCTGAAGATAGTGAAGATTCTATTAAACCAACATCCCTAACACCATCTAAACCCCCAGTAGCTTGAATTAACCTAGTGTGTAATTCAATAACCTGTTCAACAGTTAATACTTTCATTTTGCCAATTCCTTAAATGCATCAAGATGGCGTGATAAAACTGAAGTCGCAACTTCATCCAATGTTGATTGTTCAACAATCGTAGGGGTTGCCTGTTCCTCTTTAATTAGACTCTGATAGTCCACTAATACATACTTTGGCGTATTATTTTTCAATATTACTGCAGTACCATTCGTATCGACCATACGAGCTACCTTAGAAAAGTTTTGATTTGCTTCAGAAATAGAGACTAAGTTTTCAATATTGATTTGCATGGTAATATCCTCCTTTTCTCTATTCTACCACTTTTTAGGATATATTCAACCTATTTAGGTTGTTTTCATCCTAAAAGCTTAAAATACCACGTTCATCATACACACTTCCACCATCGGTTTGATGGCGAATACAACGGTCCAGTCCCATAATGAGTGATACAATACCGTCAATCTTCTCGACTGACTTTTCCTTATCAGGCTTGATATTGCCAGCGGGATCTTGCCTCATAACCACGTTTTGTCCCATCCATTTCAGAACAGGATGGCCACCATGTTGAATCTTACCTTCCATCATAAGTTTGTAGAGTTCCTTAGACGGTGGACTCATATCTTTATAACCTTGACCGAAAGGCACCATGGTCAAACCCATCCCTTCTAGATTCTGAACCATCTGTGTCGCATTCCAACGGTCATAGGCTATTTCCTTGATATGATAGATTTCCGATAAGTCTTCAATAAACTTTTCGATAAAACCGTAGTGAACAACATTCCCCTCCGTAGTTTTGATGTAGCCCTGACGCTCCCAGATATCGTACAGAACATGGTCACGTCGACATCTCAGTTCCAGTGTATCCTCAGGGAGCCAGAAAAATGGCAGAACGATATAATTCTCCTCTTCAAATCTAGGAGGGAATACCAGAACAAAAGCTGTTATATCTGATGTACTAGAAAGGTCTAAACCTGCATAACAACTACGACCCTTGAGGCTTTCATATTTTATAGGATCATTTCCCTTGGCATAGACATGTTCAGGAATCCAAGCAACGCTTGAGCTTGTCCACATATTTAGACGAAGCTGCTTAAAGACATTTTCTTCAGCAGGATTGTCAAGTGCCTGTTGGTAGGCTTCTCTAACACGGTCAATCCCAATAGTATGCCCTAGTGAAGGGTTGGCTCTTCTCCAATTTTCTTCATCATTCCAATCATCTTCATCGGATAATCCATAAACCACCGGATAGAATGAAGTGTCCTTCTTTCTACCATTTAGAATATCCAATGCTTTAGTATGCAATTCGTAACAGATAGAGTTTCTATCCGTTCCAGCTGTCGTGATAATAAAAAAGAGGGGTTGTTCCCTTGCATCTCCTGACCCTTTGGTCAATACATCATACAAATGACGATTTGGCTGAGCATGGATTTCATCAAAGACCAAGCCAGATACGTTTAGTCCATGTTTTGTCCCAGTCTCTGCTGAAAGAACTTGGTAAAATCCCGCATTGGAATAATTCACTATCCTCTTTGTCGCCCCCATAATCTTTGAGCGTTTCTCAAGCGGTCTACTCATCTGCACCATCTGCTTGGCCACATCAAATACGATTGACGCTTGGTTTCGGTCACAAGCCGCACCATAAACTTCTGCACTGGCTTCATTATCCGCATAAAGTAGATAAAGAGCGATAGCTGCTGCTAGCTCAGACTTGCCATTCTTCTTTGGAATTTCTATGTAGGCTGTTAAGAATTGGCGATTGCCATCTTCCTTGACAATTCCAAATAGGTCACGGACAATCTGTTCCTGCCACGGCAACAAATCAAATCGCTTTCCTGCCCACTTACCTTTGGTGTGGGAGAGGTTATTGATAAATGTTACTGCCCTATCAGCCTTTGCCTTATCATAGTGTGAGGTTGGAAGCATGAATGGACTTGGTTCATAATGATAGCTCATAAAATTCCTCCTAACAAATCTTCCATTTCATCACCAGTACCAACTTCTGAATCCATCGTTGCTAGACGGTTACGTGCTGAAGGTGTCAAACCAAATTGTTCACAGAACTTAAGCATGATTTTGAGGTTGGTCTGGCTGATAGAGACTTGAGGAACTTGCTGGAGATAGCCATTCGGAGTTTTGATAATGGATCCATGCTTGGAAAGGAACTCCTCTGCCTCTTTCCAGCGAGCGTAAGCTTGACAATAACCTGCAAATGCAGTCATGTCCATTTCGGTTAAAATTCCCATCTGTTCGAGAATTTTTCCCATCCGTTTCCACTCCTTCTTTGCATCATCTTCAAGCCACTGTGGGCAACGTGGGGCTTTTTGTTTGGGTTTGACTTCATTCGAAGGGAGTGGTCGCTTACCAGGATTTCCCTCAAGTATTTTCATATTCGTAGGCTTTGGTTTTCGCCCCCTGATTGCCACAATCTCACCTCCCTTAGAGTAAGAAAAAAGAACTCAATTCGAGTTCCTTCTTAAAGTTCATTAAAGTTATCAAGAACAGCCTGACAAACTGTTCTATCAATGTCGTCCATGTTATCTATTTCATTCCCATATCTATATTGGTAGATATATTCACCATCACGTTTTATTGTCAGTATTCTAATCCATGCACCGTCTATATTCCTTGGGTCTGTTGTGTCTTCACGGAGAAACTCACAAACGTAATGTCTGTCTCCAACCGTTCGAGTCATAATTTCCCACATCTCACATTACCTTTTCTACGATATCAATTCCATACAAAACATTTAGGCAACTGCCGTTTTCCCACTTGACTAAGAGTGAACCAATGTCATCCACTCCAATCACAGTTCCAAGTGTGCCTTTAGGAACTGGATGTGGGTCATCCATTCTAACTAATCTAACTTTAGTCCCAACCGGATAAGTTGTCTTTAAGTTATTGAACATTTTTGCGTCCATGTTATTCTCCAATCTTTTCAAATGCCCACTTAACTGCATGTCCAAAGTCTTCGAATGTTCCTGCTTCTTGGTAAATGCGGTCAAATCTGCGGTCAAAGTTTTCAAACTCTTCAAAACTATCAGCCGTTTCGTAAATCTCAACTTCTGTTCCTTTATAGCCAATCGATGCAATGATGACCCAATCTTTGTAAGGAATGATGCTTGCGGTTGCTGGGTAGATGTCGTAAAGTTTTTCAAGTGTTGTTGTCATGGATTTGTTCTCCTCTTCCTTTGTTGTGTACATATTACCTCTAAAGGAGACATATATCCAGTCATTTCTCGATTATTTTGAAGATATTTTCGATAATTCTTTGCTCGCTAGAATGGCACAACCAATGGTATAGACAACTGTTACCGTCACACCATTCCCAGCTTGTTTATACAGTTGGGCATCGGAGTTTACTGCTTGAGCTTTCTCGAATAAATCATCTGAAAATCCTTGTAGACGAAAACATTCTCGAGGGGTTAAACGTCTGATTTTTACAACTCGATCATTCCAAACCACAGCACCCATTTGACCACCACAGGAGAGGTTATGGGCAATTCCCTTCCCAACTCTTGCTCGTCTCGTTGGTGAGTTGGGATAAGATAAATCCACCGAATCTCCAACCTCAGCAACTTGATAACCTTGCTTCGTACCATTTCTGACCTTGATTCCTTCAAGAACACCATGGCGGTCTTGAGAGGTCAATGTGAACATTGGCTCATCCTGTTTCTTGAGCCTACGTCCATTTTGACGCTTATTGATACGATTGGGTGTCAGAATAGGTTGAATTTCGAGTACTCCAGAATTCATCGCAGTCCGCTTTGTAGCTCCAGCAGTATATCGTGCGGTGATACATCGTGCCTCATCTGTCAACTTTGGTTCTGTCAAAGATTGGTCAATAAGATAAAGACCTGTCTTAGCACCCAGTCCTCCACCCTCACCTACAAGGGTTGTGGCAATTCCACTCGGGTCGTAGACACGATAGCTTTGCATGCCACCTACAAGTTGCTTAAGATGGCTACCGCTTTCTCCGCTGATAGGTAGTACTTTTCGTTGACCTCTGCTTCTAAGATGTCCGAGAGTGTAGATGCGTTCTCGATTTTGGGGAACTCCGTAGTCTTTTGAATTGAACACTTGCCACTCAAGGTCGTACCCTGCTTCATCCAAGATAGAGAGATAGTCGAGATAATCTCGTCCCCCGCCACTTGATAAAAGTCCCTTAACATTTTCAAGGAGTATCCACTCGGGTTTATCTTCTTCCTCTTGGATTTGGAGGAGGTCAACAAATGTAAAAAAGAGTCCACTTCGTTCACCGTATAGGCCTGCTCGCTTCCCTGCGATAGACACATTTTGACAAGGGCTTCCCGCAGTCCATAAATCTGCTTTTGGAAGTTGTGTTGGGTCAATGCTTGTGATGTCGTCATGAAACCATTCTCCTTTCGTGTCATACATTGCTTCATAAGATTTTCGTGCAAACTTATCCTTTTCACAGTAACCGATACATTTGAAACCAGCTAATTCCAAACCACGACGAAAACCACCCACTCCTGCAAAGAAATCAAGAAAAGTTAAGGTCATACCGACTCCTCCATCATTGAATAAGCCTCATCAAAGGTCAAAGTCTGTCCATCGCGCAACACCATCACGTTATGATTTCCTGTTGACTCTATATAACGTTTCACAATGACATCCACAAACTTCTCATCAAGTTCAATTCCATAACAGATACGTCCTGTCTGGTCTGCCGCAATGAGGGTCGACCCAGACCCAAGGAAAGGATCCAATACCAAAGTCCCTCTCATAGATGAATTTTGAATAGGGTAAGCCATGAGCTGAATCGGCTTCATGGTTGGATGGTCTTTGCTGGACTTAGGACGGTCGTACTCCCAAATGGTAGTCTGCTTACGGTCGCTAAACCATTGGTGTTTTCCTTTTTGTTTCCAACCAAAGAGACAGTTATGAGTAACAATTCCATCCGCAATATAATGTTCATATTTTTCAACAGCAAGAGAATAAACAGGTCCACTGAATCCTTTTGTAAGAACCTCATCAATTATGCCCCAGTAAAAATTTTCTTTCGTTTCCTTTTCATAAGTTTTTGGAATTGGAACTTGCATAATTTGAGGTATCAGATTACAAGCATTGATGCGAGCAGTTACTCGTTTACTAAATGCCTCATGTCCATTTCCTTTGTGAATGAGTGGGTATTTGATATTTCGACCATAGTCAACAAGCAAACGTCTAGCGTTATCTAATTGAATTTGGCTATCCAAGTTATCATAAATCATATCGACATGATGAGTTGTGCGTTGAGTTTCTTTCTTTGGAAGTCCTCTATCCATTTCCCAATGAGTATAAGGAATACCGTACTTGAGGGCTAATAACTGTTCGTGGCACTGGGCTGTTACTTTATCATCAAATACATCAATGACCCAAGCCTCTTCACCTTTCTCACCACGAAGTCTCGTTTTCAAACCAAAGCCCCTCGAGTTATAGAGTTCAGTAATCCCTACACGCCAACGGTCTCCTTTACGCATAAGATAGGTACAATAATTGTTTTTCGTTGATTCATTAAAACGAACCGAAAACTGGTGGTTATCCGTAGCCCACGTTAATTTATTTCCAATTTTTATACCGTATAAGGTGCCATTATAATATCGAGAAGCTGTTTTTATCTCATAGCCACCATTACGCATCCCCAGAATTGTTCCTGAATAGGAATTGTAACTAATGACCCTATCACCATCCTTTAAGTCTTCTATTGGAACGGGACCATTTATAGTTTGAACAATCGTACCTGCTGGCTGACATGGTTCATGTTGCCACTGGTAGGGACTACGCCCAAGAACTAATGAGTTCTTCTTCCAAATACAACACCCACTGAGATAGAAACCTGCATCTTTAAATGCCTTTCGGAAGTTCAGTCCTTCCGTATCTGCATGGAATACATAGATTGAACCATCAGACTCCATATGTTTTTCTACTTGAGTGAACATATCAAAGAGAAACTGGTAAAAGTCACTATCAGGCATATTGTCATTGAGAATCTTTCCAGCTGTTTCTTCCACGTCAACATTATAGGGAGGGTCAGTCACAACCAAGTTTGCCTTTTTATCACCTAACAGTTGGTCATACGTTTCAGCTTTAGTTGAATCGCCACAAATCACTCGATGCTTACCAAGTTGCCAAATGTCACCTCGTTTTGAAAAGGTCGGTTTCTTCAATTCCTCTTCAACATCAAAGTCATCATCTGATAGGTCTTTATCATGGACATTTGATAGGATGTCATCAATTTCTGGTGGTTCAAAACCAGTCAAGTCTAGATTGAAATCAGCCTCCTGTAAATCCAAAAGCAAGTCCGCCAAAAGCTGGTCATCCCATTGACCGGTGATTTTGTTAAGGGCAATGTTTAATGCCTTTTCATCTTCTTTGGATAAATCGACAATGACACATTTGGCGGTTTCATAGTCTAAGTCCTTCAATACAGTTAATCGTTGATGACCACCAATTACCGTCAAGTCTTTATTGACGATGATGGGGTCAACGTAACCAAACTTGAGTAGGCTTTGCTTAATCTTTTCATACTCCTTATCACCCTTTTTGAGTTTTTTTCGAGGATTGTAAGAGGCTGGGTGTAATTCAGACAATTGAATTTCTCTAATTTCCATTGTTGGTTGACTTGTCATTGGTTTCTCCTTTATAAAAGCGTGATTGAATGTAACACGAATGGCTACAAAATTTTCTATTTGGATTGGCATAAGATAAAAATGACCTGCCACATTGCTGGCAAGTCAAATCTTCATATGCGGTTTTTGATTTATCGTGTTCGTTAGAATGTGTTGTCCACCAAACCTTACGACACTTATCCGAACAGAACTTCTTTGGTCTTCCTATTTTATGAATTTTCAGTGCTTGATAACACTGGGGGCAACGGAGTCCGTCATTCTGGTCGGCTTTTGCCATCTGCTTTGTCGCCGCTCCATGACCAAGCAATGCTGGATTTCGTTTACAGTATTTCTTAACTGAATCTCTAGATAGACCTGTAGCCCTACCGATTAATCCATAGCCAAGACCTTCTGCTCGCATTTTCCAGATTTGTTTGCGTTGACTTTCGTCCATTTGTTTTCCTTTCCAGCAAAAAAGGACTAAAAACAACTATTTTCTACATTGTTTCTAGCCTTTTTCACTATTTTATTACCAAAATTACATACTAGGGAACGCTACATCCCCACATTAGAAACGTGATAACGGTGGGAACGAACGTAATAATTGAGCGATTTTAATGTACCCGCTTGCGAATTTTGCGAAATTTCACGTTTGAGGGGGCGTCGGTCTTAGTCTCCCAAGGGTTTAGAGATTTCATCCCCCCTCCCCCAAAGGGTTAAAAATTAGATACTTTTGTAACGAAACTCCAAGACTAAAATCGATACGTATACTCCACATATCGGTCAGTCGTCTTGGTCTTCCTATCATGACAAGACTTACAAAGTGCTTGCCAGTTGGTTTGATTCCAAAAGAGGTCTTGGTCACCTCGGTGGGGTGTGATATGGTCAACCACTGTTGCCTTGGTCAATCGACCTTTGACTTTGCATTGAACACAAAGTGGTTGAACTTTTAAGTAACGAAGTCGTGCTTTATTCCACTGGGCATTGTATCCTTTGGCTTTGGTTGACTTGGTATCCAGTTGGTAGTTTGCTTTATGGTTGTCACAATACTTGTGACCATAAGGTACTAGGTTAGGACAACCATTTTGTTTACAAGGTGTGCTTGGTCTTCTTGGCATCTTACTTCTCCCAAGGAAGATAGGCTTTTGTGAAATGCCCAAAGCAAGATGTTTTGGTGTAGTCTACATTCAAGAGATGAAGTTCCTTAATGATACCTTGTGGGGTCAAGTCGTAGCGTTCACGAATCATTCCTTCCAGTTGTGTTGAGGTGTAGCGACTAGTTCCAAAGGTTTCTACATATACCGACACAGGTTCTGCAACTCCAATGGCATAGGCTAATTGTACTTCACATCGTTTCGCATACCCTTCTCGAACAATATCCTTAGCAATCTTTCGTGCCATGTATGCTGCTGAGCGGTCAACCTTGCTTGGGTCTTTTCCAGAGAAAGCACCGCCACCATGATGTGCAAAACCACCATAGGTATCGGCCACAATTTTTCGACCAGTAACTCCTGCATCCGCAAACGAACCACCAAGAACAAAACGTCCGGTCGGATTGACTAGAACTTTGAAATCTAGATTCTGACGGTAACGAAGTGCTACTGACATCATAGCTTCAGTCACAATTCGTTTCACTTTGGCAAGGTTGGCTATTTCAGTATGTTGGATGGAAACTAAAAAGGTATCAATCCGTTTCTTCTCATAGTCGTAGGATACCTGTGCTTTCGCATCCTTTCCAAGTAAGGGGTGACCAAGCGACATCAGTTTCTCAAGGACTCGGGTTGCTAGAACATAAGGAAGTGGCAGGTACTCAGGTGTTTCGTCTGTCGCATAACCAAACATCATTCCTTGATCACCAGCACCTCCATTATCTACTCCTTGTGCAATATCTGAGCTTTGGAGTCCAAGTAGGTTAGTTACCCGAACATTTTTCATACCAAGTGGCTCGACAACCTGACGAACAATGTTCTCGAGATTAAAGTAATGTCTAGTTGAAATTTCACCAGCTACCACAACTTGGTTATCCTTGATTAAAGTCTCAACTGCCACTCGACTTGATTTGTCATACTTTAGACACTCCGTCAAAATGGCATCTGAAATCTGATCACAGATTTTATCTGGGTGTCCAACTGAAACTTGTTCACTAGAAATAATCATAATTCCTCCACGCAAAAAGCCCAACCTTTATGAGGCTAGGCTTTACTTTATTTTACTGATTTTTGGCCTGCTTCGTAGGCTCTCTCCAATGCTCTTTTGATACCCCATACCGAAACATCGTAGAAGTCAAGATTGTCGCTCCAACGTTTTTCCAAGGTTTCTACAAAAAGTTCTTCTTTTGCAATTTCTGTTAAAAGGGCGTTGAGTTTTTCTTGTTGACGCTTTGTCATGGTATTGTTCTCCTCTTCTTTTGTTGTGTACATATTAACTCTAAAAAGGAGATATATCCAGTCATTTCTGCATAAATTTAAAGATATTTTAAACAGTTAAAACCATCAAAACCGCCTCAAGAATGGCTTCACGTTCTTCTGTTTCAGGATAGAGTTCCCATCCTCTGTCGTAAGAAACGATTGTTTCTTCAGCTACTTCAATATCTAATTTGAAAATACATCCAAGGTCAATTCCAACTTCTGAAGGTTGGGGACTAACCTTGGCAATGTAATCCACTTTTTGTCCCTGATAATCAATCCGTCCGTCAGTCCACATGGTTATTCTCCTTTGGTTTTTCTAGGTGTATATTACCCTATCAGCCAAAGAATATCCAGTCATTTGAGGGAGATTTTTATCTTTTTTGACATCTTAAGTATATCACATGTCTAGGTTGAAAATCAGTACTAAACCAGTACAAATTTAGTGCTAATTTAGTACCAATTTAGTGCACTCAACCATCACTAGATAGGGATGTGATAATCTTCCACCTTAAGTTCAAGACTTTTTGAAGTCCAACGATAACACTTGCGTAATTGTTTTAGAATCTTACGCCTACGATAAGCAAGTGTTGAATGACTGATTTCATAAATCTCTTCTAGTTCAGTCCAACTCTTGCCTAAGTAAATTAAATCCTTGGATAATGGCTTCAAATCCTCAGGTATTAGCTCCATAACGAACTCAAAGTAGTAAAGATCCATTTTTAAGCAGTAGTAGGTATTAAGCAAACTACTGAGGTACTCTTGATTTTCTTGTTCTTGTTTTTCTCTAAAACTAAGAGAAATCAGCTCACTACGACCATGGTTTTTACTTTTCTTGACCTTTTCATGCTCTGACTTCTCAAATACCAGTGACTGAATCACACTATTCTCTGAGATAGGTCGATAGTTGAGCAATTTCTCCTGAACTAAATGTAACTTCATTTTCATGTCACGATAGTTTTTAGCTATATATTCCACCTTATCCATCTGTTCCTCCTACTTGTGCTTTAACAGCTTCAATCAGCCGTTCTTGTTGTGCATCTTTGTTTCCTAGTGCCTTGAGGATTTCCTCATCAATCGTTCCTTCAGTCACAATGTGTTGAATAACAACTGTCTCAGCCTCTTGCCCCTGTCGCCAAAGCCGTGCATTGGTTTGTTGGTATAGTTCCAATGACCACGTTAAACCAAACCAGACCAAGTGGTGACCGCCTTTTTGAAGATTCAACCCATGACCTGCTCCAGCTGGATGAAGTAAGCCAACTGGAACATTACCCTTATTCCATTCACGAATATCTTCTTCTGTTTTCAACACCCGACTCGTTACCTTGAGTTTTTCTAAACGACCCGTAATCCGAGCCAAGTCATGTTTGAACCAATAGGCAACTAAGACAGGTTCTCCATTTGCGGATTCGAGGATATCTTCAAGGGCATCTAGTTTCTGTTCATGTAATGCCACAACCGTATGATCATCAGAATATACAGCTCCATTGGATAACTGAACTAACTTGTTCGTTAGGCTTGCAGCATTGGCAGCAGTAACTTCTAATCCATCCAACTCAGACAATACATACTCTTTCTTGAACTGACTATATTTTTCTTTTTCCTTTTCTGACATACGCACCAGTTTCTTGGTTGAAATCAATTCAGGCATATCCAGATAATCTAGGGCTTTCATGGAAATGGTAATATCACTAATCTTGTCTTGAATTTGACACTCTGCATAATCCATAGGGATGTATTCATAGACAATGTTTCCATTGCGACGACCTTCTTCAAAGTAACGACTACGAAACTCACCGATGAACCGACCAAGACGTTCCCCTCCGTCAATGACTTTAAACTCTGCAAACAAATCCATTAGCCCATTTGAGCTTGGTGTTCCTGTTAGTCCAACCACTCGCTTCATGTAAGGACGCATTGCCATAAAGGCTTTGAAACGCTTGGACTGCCAAGACTTGAAAGAACTCAATTCATCAATCACTACCATATCCCACTTGAAATAGGGACTACATTGTTCCACCAACCAAGGGAGATTTTCACGATTGACGATATAGACATCCGCATCTTTCTTAAGAGCTACTTTTCGTTGCTTTGGTGTTCCCACAATTTTCGAATACCGTAAGTGACGCAACTCCGCCCATTGCTCAATCTCATCACTCCAAACAGTATTTGCGACTCGAAGTGGGGCAATAACCAAAACCTTAGTGACTTCAAATCGGTCAAACATCAATTCATTCACAGCGGATAAAGTCGTAGCTGTTTTCCCCATCCCCATGTCTAGGATGACTGCTGCATGAGGGTGACCTATGATGAAGTCCTTGGCGACTACCTGATAGTTATGTAATGTCAATTTCATCTAGCACTTCTCCAATCATCTCAATGCGATCAATGACATAAACCTTAAAGCCTAACCGCTCGAACAGTTTATGTCTTGACACTTGTAACTTTCTTGACTTCTGGCAGGGAGCTTTTACTTCCACCAAGCCAAACTTGCCCTTGGGTAAAAACACCAAACGATCTGGAACACCAGAAAAAGAGGGTGATACCCATTTAGGACAAATGCCTCCTCTAGCTTTCACAGACTTCACCAAGGCTTGCTCAACATACTTTTCTCTCATCGTTCTAAATCCTTTCGTCAAATTGAAGTGTGTAGGTCTAGTGCAGTCATTTCCAAAACTCCTCTTATAGGCTTTTTTATAGTAATTTTTGCTTATAGGATAGTTTTAGAAAAGACCATAATAGACCTACACAAAATCAAAAAATGTCACTCATGCTGGTCGTTTTAATCATTTATCTGAAGTCTCATTCAAAATAAGTTCCAACCTTTCAGTCAACGACTTACACACCTAAAATAATCAAATACCTCTATTGTGGAGATCTGTTGACTAAAAATGCTGGTCATTAATCTAAGAAATCATAACCATCCTCTACCAATTTCAAACCAAGAATGAGATTACCTTTACTAGTCCGTTTTCGTTTAAAACCTGCCTGATCAAGAGCAGAATAGAAATCGGTCGTACTGCGTGTATACTCCATGTTTTTGGCGCAGTAGGCACGGTACTGACTGTATAGCTCACCAGATTTTTCTGTTAACAGATTCCCAACCTCACAACAATCGCTAAGAAAATGTCCCAACCAGTCATTGGCTTCTCGGTAAGCTTTGACAGAAGCTGATACGGCAGCTGGTACATTTGTTTTGAAGTTCGCTTTGATGGCTTTTTCTGCACCTTCAATAATCCAAGACAAAATTGCTGGGGCTGCATTGTCATACAAATGGTCCGCAAAGTTTTTGATATCAGAGCGACCAGTGATTTTGGCGTTAAACGGGATAACAACCAAACGTCGCCAAGTTCCATCATCGTTCGCTCCTACTTTGGGTAGATGGTTTGTGTAAAGAACCAGCGTGTGTGAGGGCACGAAGTGAAAAGGATCCTTGTACTTTTTCTCAGCTTGGATTTCATCCGTTGAGGTAATCTGCTTCACAACGGCTGTATTGAGTCGCATACCCTCAGCCATTTCAGAAGCAATAACCAAACGTTTCCCTTTAAGCTCCGCAAGCTCTGGACTGACATTTCGCTTGTTTGACATGGTTAAGGCATCTGCAGATAATTTCCCTGAATAGCTCCCTAGCACACGAGCAATGGTATTCCAAAAAGTAGACTTGCCGTTCGCTCCGCCTCCATAGGCAATAATCATGTGTTCCTGATAGACCTTACCGATAGCTGCCATACCAATAATTTCTTGAACATAATCAATTAATTCTTGGTCATTACAGAAAAAGGTAGCTAAAGTTTCCTGCCATAATCCCATTCCCAGATCACTAGGAGAGACTGCGGTTATTTTTGTTATGTAATCTTCAGGATTGTGTTCCTGTTGCCCATTTATTCCTTTTCGTAAATCATAGGTAGCCTCTGGGGTATTGAGTAATAAGTCATCACTATCTAATTCTGATAATTCTACTGAAAGCATTGGTTTAGCTGTATTATAGACAGCCATCAAATTCTTATAGTCACGATGTTTCATAACAAATTTATGGAACTCCTTAGCTGCTAGATAAGCTTTTAAATATTTCAATTGAAGTGGAGTTTCGACTGCATTTTCTAGACGCTTTCCTCCAGCCTTTATGGTTAATTCATCAATACCTGAAGACTGAAGTTGCTTATCTGCAGATTCCAAGAGTGCATTCGCTTCAGCAAGTTGTTCATCAGTAAAGTGCACAACTGCACCTAATGCCAACTGCTTATTCTCACGCCAGTGAGTTCCGTCATAGTAAAGATAGTCCGTTGCATTGGTATAAGCGAGCCTGTTCGCATACTCTCTTGCAAGAACTCCCGCTTCACCGACATCGGAGTAGTCATCTGGTTTTAATGTTTCTCTATTGAAAGCATCGGGAGCCACATAACCTCTAGATGTTTTGATGGTTCTGTTGTAGAATCGCACAGCACTCCCCCAAATGGTATCTAACTCTGCTTTATCAAGTGGCGGTACACATTTCTTAGCCTGCTCATCAAAGCCATCCCTTGCTTCTTGCGTTACACCTAAACGTTTGACAATCTTAGATGCAAATACAGACATCGTTGAATTACGACTCCCTTGCTGGATTGGTCCACTTGGAGGAGTATAGAAGTCTGCATCGAAATCTTCCTCGTCATCAATAGACACAGCTTGAAACAAATCTTCATCAATAGTTAGCCATGAATCATGCCATATAAGCTGTGCATTTGGATTTCCAAAGAAGAAACGTGCCGCATCCTTGGCATGATCATCAAAAAACTTGTATTGATTACAAAGTTCTTCCTTCATAGCTACGTAGACATCTTTATCAGTTACCTCATTGATTTGGAAGTAGATATGATATTTTGGTCTTGGAGCTTTTCCTGCCTTTGCCTGCATATGACTTCGACTAGTTACCAATGCAAAGTTGTAATCCGCAAAGATTTCTTTCAATCGCTCGACCGTCATCCATTCATCTGGATTCTCAGTGTGGTCATTATCAATATCCATGACCAAAACATCCGACTGGATGAAATTGGCATTTGAGCGTGTATTGTTTAAAAACAGCCCTGCCACATGGTCGAATTGTGCAACAGTTTGTAGCGATATTTCATCAGTGATAGTTACTTGATTGGGATAAACCGTGGTTGTCTGAACCCCAGTCTGTCCAGAATGAGATAAGCTAAATTGCATAATGCGCCCTCCAAATGTAGTTAATAATATGAGGAGTTTTTCCCTCCTACCTTATTAGGTAGAACTACGACTCATTTTTCCGCCTCTTAATAAACTTTTTTTCAAAAAAAATAATCTTCCTTTATATAGCTAGAGGAAGATTATTTTCATGTTTACCAAATTAAAAAAATTTTATAAAAAAGCGGAAAATTACACCCCAGTATTACCTATATAGGTGTAAGGGATGAAAACATCGATTCAAAAAATTTTTATTAAAAACCGGAATTTCTGTTCACATCTCTACCTAATAAGATAGGAGGTCACAAAATGACTAAAGAAATAACTGTGAATCACAATGATGAACTGGTCGATACTCTAACTGCCATTAGCATCATTTCAAAGCAACTCGCTCGTAAGATAAAGGAGGAAGAAAACAATGAGCAAAATGAAAAAACTGAATAGACTAATTCATGAAATGGAAGAAACCGCAAAGTACTACCTTCGCTTGGTGGATGAGTTCAAGAAACTCCTATCTAATGATGATGAAATAGTTCCTGAACCAATATCACCAAAATCTGAACCACAAAGGGAAATTCAATTGGAAGATGTCCGAGCAGTCCTTGCGACTAAAGCCAAAGACGGATATAAGAATGAGGTTCGTTCTCTGCTAAATGCTTACGGTGCTTCTTCTCTATCAGCTCTTGACCCTAAACACTTTGCGGCAGTCCTTGAAGAAGCTGGAGGGATTGGTAATGACTAACCACGCCATTCTATCTGCTTCTGCATCACATCGATGGTTGAACTGCCCACCATCTGTTCGCCTTACAGAGGAAATACCAGACACAACATCTGATTTTGCTCTTGAAGGTACAGACGCTCACGAGTTATGTGCTTATCTAGTCGAGAAAGCTTTGGGTAGGAATGCGCGTGATCCAACTGAGGATTTAGCATTTTATAACAATGAAATGCAGGATTGCGCTGAAGAATACCGCAACTATGTCATGGAACAAGTCGAGAAAGCCAGAGGCTACTCTCGTGACCCTACAGTTCTTATCGAACAACGACTGGACTTTTCTAAGTGGGTACCTGAAGGATTTGGAACTGGAGATTGCCTTATTGTGGCAGATGGACTTCTTCAGGTTATTGATTATAAGCACGGACTTGGTGTTCTAGTTGATGCAGACCATAACCCACAAATGATGTGTTATGCACTCGGTGCTCTTGAGATGTTTGATGGGCTTTATGATTTTGATAAAGTCACCATGACCATCTTTCAACCACGAAAACATAACATATCTACCTTTGAGATAGAAAAGACTGAGTTGATTAAATGGGCAGAAAACGAACTCGCTCCAAAAGCTGAACTTGCATTCAAAGGTGAGGGAGAAATGGAGTCTGGTAAACACTGTCAATTCTGTAAACTCAAGAATGTCTGTCGCAAACGTGCTGAGGATAATTTGGCACTAGCCAAGATGGAGTTTGCGGATCCAGCTTCCCTTGATAACGAGGACATCGCAGAGATTTTGCCTAAACTAGATTTGTTGATTTCATGGGCAAACGACATCAAAGCTTATGCATTAAATCAAGCAAAAGATGGACATCCTATCCCAGGATACAAACTGGTTGAAGGTCGCTCTGTTCGAAAATTCTCAGATGAGTCAGCCGTTAGCCAAGCAGTGATTGAAGCTGGCTTTGACCCTTACGAGAAGAAACTGCTCACTATCACTGCCATGACCAAACTCCTTGGTAAGAAAACCTTTAATGACCTGCTTGGTGGTCTCATTATAAAACCAAGTGGTAAACCAACACTCGTTCCAATTGACGATACCCGTCAAGAGATGAACCTAGCAAAACATGAATTTAAAGAGGATTAACTATATGACAACTAAAGTAATTACAGGACCAAACACTCGCTTCAGCTACTTAAATGCCAACGAACCAAAATCTATCAATGGTAGCACTCCCAAGTACAGTGCCTCACTCATCATTCCAAAAGAGGATACTGTCACCATTAACAAAATCAAGGCCGCCATTGAGCAAGCTTACAAAGAAGGTGAGTCAAAACTCAAAGGCAATGGCAAATCTGTACCTGCTCTATCTACTCTGAAAACTCCCCTACGTGACGGAGACCTTGAACGTCCGGATGATGAAGCATACAAAAATGCTTACTTTGTAAATGCCAACTCTCCACACAAACCTGGGGTGGTTGATGGCAATCGTCAAGAAATCATTGATACTTCAGAATTGTACTCTGGTATCTACGGTCGTGCTTCTATTACCTTCTATGCTTTCAATTCTAATGGCAACAAAGGGATTGCTTGCGGTTTGAATAACTTGCAAAAATTGCGTGATGGTGAACCCCTCGGAGGACGCACTCGTGCTGAGGATGATTTTGCGACAGAAGAAGATGATGACTTTTTGAACTAGAAATGGAGAATTAGATTGATGATGTATACTATTTTAACTTGTACAATTATGGGCCTCTGGGTGCTTATCGGACTATACTTCGGCTATATGACCATTAGAGATGACATTCGAAATGAAATGGAACGAAAGGCAAAGCTAAATAAAGAAAAACTTAGCCAAACACCTCTCAGTCGAAAAAACAAATAGAACTTTAGGTGGCAGTACTTCTGTCACCTTTTTCAGAAAGGACGTACTATGCCAATTAAAGAACTCAGCATTGACATCGAAACCTATTGCGAAATTGATTTACGAAAATCAGGAGTCTATCGCTATGCGGAAGATGACAGTTTTGAACTCCTTCTGTTTGCGGTATCTGTCGATAATGGACCAGTGACTGTTTACGACATAAGTAAGGAGAAATTGCCTCAAGACATTCTTGAAGCTTTAGTAGACGATAGAGTCATCAAATGGGCTTTCAACGCTACATTTGAGCGAATTTGTCTATCCAACTGGCTCAAGAAATATCATCCTGATTTATTACTTGATGGATTTTTATCTCCAGTTTCATGGAGATGTAGCATGATTTGGTCAGCCTATTTAGGACTTCCCCTCTCCCTTGAAGGAGTTGGAACAGTTCTCAAACTCAAAGACCAAAAGATGAGAGAGGGAGCTGACCTCATTCGCTACTTCTGCGTACCATGTAAGCCTACCAAAGTCAATGGGGGGCGAATTCGCAACTTTCCACATCACGCGCCTGATAAGTGGGCTACCTTTATCGATTACAACAGACGTGATGTTGAGGTCGAATTGGCTATCAAGGAAAGACTAAATAACTTCCCAGTACCTGATTTTGTTTGGGATGAGTACCTCCAGGATCAGACTATCAACGACCGTGGTATTGGTATAGATATTGAATTTGTCAAAGCAGCAATCAAAATTGATACAGAGAACAAAGCTCAAATCCAAGAGGAACTAAAAGCTTTAACAGGTCTTGAAAATCCAAACTCAGTTCTGCAGATGATTGACTGGCTACGAGATCACGGAGTAACTACAGATTCACTCGACAAAAAAACTGTGAAAGAACTTCTCAAAACGGTTGATGAAACAACTGCTCAAGTTCTCAAACTTCGTCAGCAAGCTGCCAAATCTAGTGTCTCCAAATACCATGCCATGATGAACTGTGTGTGTAAGGATGGTAGAGTAAGGGGGATGTTCCAATTTTACGGAGCAAACCGAACTGGTCGATGGGCTGGTCGCTTGGTGCAACTTCAGAACTTACCACAGAATCACCTTCGTGACCTAGAGGAAGCTAGAGAACTTTTCAGAACAGGTGACTTAGAAGCTACTGAACTACTCTACGATACTCAGGATACCTTATCGCAACTTATCCGTACTGCTTTCGTTCCAAGTGAAGGAAAGAAATTCATTGTTTGCGACTTTTCAGCTATCGAAGCTCGTGTACTCTCCCACTTAGCTGGTGAGAGATGGCGTAGTAAGGTATTTGAACAAGGGAAAGACATCTACTGTATGTCCGCTTCTCAGATGTTTGGAGTACCAGTTGAAAAACATGGACAAAATTCTAAATTGAGACAAAAAGGGAAAATTGCGGAGCTTGCTTGTGGGTATGGTGGTTCAGTCGGTGCACTCAAAGCCATGGGTGCACTTGATATGGGACTATCAGAGGACGAACTCCAACCACTTGTTAACTCATGGCGACAAGCAAATCCAAATATCGTTCTCTTCTGGTGGGATGTCGATAAAGCGGTTAAGATTGCTGTAAAGGAACTAATTCCAACATCAACTCACGGTATTCAATTTGAAGTTAAAAGTGGCATTTTATTCATCACCCTACCATCTGGTCGTCAACTCGCCTACGTCAAACCTAAAATTGGTGAGAACCAATTCGGAGGGGAATCTATCACCTACGAAGGGACTGGAAATGCCAAACGTTGGGAGAGACTAGAATGTTATGGTCCAAAATTTGTGGAGAACATTGTCCAAGCTATCAGTAGAGACATTCTTGCTTACTCCTTGAAGCAACTGAAAGAGTTTAAAATTGTTGGCCATGTCCATGATGAAGTAATAATCGAATGTCCTATGGAACAAAAACTTGATGAGATTGCATCGTTGATGGGAATTTCACCAGACTGGATGTCTGATATTAACCTTCGTGCCGACGGATACGAATGCTTATTCTATCAGAAAGATTAG